AAAGTGCACCTAAAACGCCCGGTTATCCACTTTTCATTCCAGAATTCGTGCTCTGCACGCATTCTTCCTTGTTCTGGTTCAAGACTGCGAACGAGCTTAGCGAGTTTCGCAATTACCTAATATCCGCTATGCACCGGTCAGTCGGAATCCTGTATTTCAAAAGCTTCGCCTGCATACTGTTTTCATTCATCGCCTTGCCATACGGCTCCCGGACATCCTTGAACGGGATCGGCTTTGAATTAAAGTTCATGGAAAGCTTCGGATAATTCAGGGCTTTCCGATGCGCAATAAAAAAGACGCGCTCCCTTTTCTGAGGCACGCCCATCCTCGCCGCATTGAACAGAAATATCTGCACATCATATCCGGCATCATCAAAACCCTTCACGATCTGATTGACCCAGCCCTTCGCATTCCCGATGATGATCCCCTTCACATTCTCAGCGATCACAACCTTTGGCTGTAATCTCTTCGCTATCTCTATGAAGTAAAGGAACAGGTCATCAAGCCGCTGCTTCGCCTGACCTTCCCGGAACACCTTTTCCGTATTCCAGCCTTCTTCCCTGCTTCCCGCTGTTGAGAAAACAGAGCAGGGCGGCGAACCGTCCAGTACATCCAGATGAAACAACTCTTCCGGTATCTTCTCATCCGGCAACTTCAGGAAGTCCCTGATATCCATAAGAAATGAATTCTTCGGATGATTGTTCTGCTTATAGACCTTCATCATATCGGGATCGATCTCACAGTTACCTACGACATCAAAGCCCGCCAGCTTATAACCCATGGAGGAACCTCCGCCGCAGGAGAAACAGGAAAACACGGTATGCCCGTGTCTCGGTCTCTTCTCCAGCTCCGACAGGCTCCACTTCCACGGAAAGTCAGTTGAACCGGAAACCGCATTTCGGGCATTCGTATTTGAACTCTTCATCCCCAAACACCTCCGTATCCAACTCCGTGGTTCCGGTCAGCTCTTTGTCAGAACCGCCGCCTCCACTATCCACAGGCAGGTCAACCGCTATACAAAAAAAGTCGAACCCTTCCAGGTCAAGCCCTTCCAGTTCAACTTCCAATTTCATCAGATCCCATGTTGCCTTCTCGCCGGTCTTGTTATCCAGGAACCTGTACTTCTTTTTCTGTTCCTCTGATAATCCGTCACAGATAAGGCATTCTACCTCATCAATATTCAAGGCGATCAGAGCCTTATATCTGGTATGCCCCGCTATGATCACATGGTCTTCGTCAACAATGATCGGTGTGACATAGGAACACTGGCGGATGCTCTCGGCAACCGCATTCACCGCGTCATCATTCTTACGCGGATTATTTGCATACGGAGTGATCTCCGATAATTTCAGTCTTTCCAGCTTCATACCTCGAACACCTCCCCGCAGCACGGACAGGTCATCGTCTTAGGACCGTCCTCATCGGATTCTTCATCCGAAAGCGCGATCTCAGGCTGTCCGAAATCATATCCCTGAAAATCCACATCACACAGTTCTGCAGAAAGCTTCTTCTGATCCCAGGAAGCCATCTCTGCCGTCTTGTTGTCATACAAACGGTATTTTTTCTTCTGTTCCTCTGTCAGATCGGAAGCGATCACAACCTCGCATTCCTTATATCCCAGCTTTTTCAGAGCCTTATATCTGGTATGTCCCGCCAGGATCACTCCGTCCTCGTCAATGATGATCGGCGCGATGTAGGAACACTGCTTGATACTCTCCACAACATCGTCCATCGCCTCATCATTGATCCTCGGATTGTTCTCATAAGGCTTCAGTTCTGACAGCTTTTTCTTCACATATTTCATTGAAACCCTCCTATTTCTTCCGCGCTGATAACAGTCTTTCCATCAAATCGTCATGCGGATTTGCCCCGCCGTACTCCACAGAGCAGTTTTCCTTCACGATCTGATATATCTGGTACCAGCACTGGTTCACCTGTTTCAGATAGTTCTGGCTCATCGTCACATAAGGACTCGTTATCGCCGCCCCCGTGGTCGGATGCTTCGCCAGAAATCCGTATTCCGATATGCAGGTCTCACACTGTACCCATCTGGATACCATCATTGCGTACTGCTCGATCAGCTGACTGTTTACCAGCCGGTCACAGCCCCGTTCCTTCAGCCAGAGGAATGTCTGCTTGAACACATCCTCCGCACAAAGGTCTATGCCGCTCTTCTGAGTAGCTTTCAAAAAGTCCTTTACCGGCGGCACATCCTCGCCATTAAACTCAGCAGGCTCCGGCAGGTCAATGACCGTCGCCGCAAGCCCGCTGTCGATCTTCTCCGTCAGGGCTTTGGACTTCCTGCCGGAACCGACCCTCGCGCCGCCGCGCATAGTCCCGTCTTTGGCCATTTTCCTCACCTCAATTCCCTGCAGGGGTTAATACCTCGTTTGATTTCTTCTTTTTGTGCGTGTGACCCCCGCGCCGTTCCCTGGAGAATATACGCGCGGGGATTTTCACTCCCCCTCCGGTCTCTTTCCCCATCGGTCTCCCCGCTCCGCGTGTATGCGTGAGTGACACGACTTGCACAGCGCGATCAGGTTATCACGATCGTGCGTGCCACCTTCACTCAGCGGCTTCTTATGATGGATCTCTTCCGTGGGGACTATCACTCCACGCTCAAAGCACATCTCACAGAACGGATGCTCCGCGGCATACTTATCACGGATCCTTTTCCACGCTCTCCCGTAACGCCTCTTTGTCCGGGGATCTCTCCCATATTTTTCATATTCACGGTTCACTTGTGCTTGGTGTTCCGGGCAGTACCTCCCATCCGTCAGGTTGGGACAGCCCGGATAAGCACACGGCTTCTTCGGTTTCCTCGGCATCTGTCCACCTTCCTTTCCATAGAAAAAGCCGCTGCAGTTCTTCCCTGAGCGGCTTCCTCATCTTTCATTTTTGCCATCTTAACAATATCACATAGGCTTACTGTATCGAACTTGATTTTACTGTATTGTTTTCGGAATCTTGATTTCATCCAGGGCATTCCTGTGAAGTCGGAATACATTGTCAATACCGTACCCAAGCTCGATAGCAATCTCTTCCCATCTCATATAGGACAGGTACCGCAATTCCAAAATCGTCTGAAGCTCCGTACTCTCCACAGCCTTTATCCTGCGGATGATATCCTTCTTCAGCTCCACCAGCTTTATCATGTCCTGGTTGATCTCCGTTTCCAGTTCGATGATCTGGATCACTGCATCCTCCAGACGGGAATGACCCTTGTTCGGATTCCTCGGCATATCCGAATATGTCACGGTCGCCTTCGTCGCCAGGTCATGTAGATCCTCGATCTGTCCCAGCTTGCTCTCTATCCTCTGGTTTAACCCAAAAGCCTGTGATAAATATTTCTTGGCTTCCTGTTGATGTCTGTTCATAAGCTACCTCCGATCGGATTTATTTTTCTTCCCTCGGATTGACTCTGATTGTCTCACTTCTTCCTGAAGCCTACGGATCAGGTATTCCCCGTCCACGGATGTTAATTGGCTATACCAGCTGGAACGGAAAAACCTCTCGACCTCCAAAGCCTCATTTATTGAATCCCTGTTCTTCGGATGCGCTTTTATCTTCTTCAGCGCCACCCTGTAATCCGTGACCGCCTGAAGAATGATTGCATTGGCCAGTCTCTCATACGGATCCTCAGCCAGATTCTTATTTCCCGCCATAGGCACTTACCTCCGCTTTCACGGCATCGATCAGCGCCGATTGCGTATGGTCTTTCATTTCCAGCACCTTCAGAATCCTTTCGTCCACGGTACCGGCAGTAATAATATGAATCACGGTAACTGTCCCGGAAGTCTGACCCTGGCGCCATAACCTGGCTATCGTCTGCTGATACAGCTCCAAACTCCATGTGATACCGAACCATACAATGACATTTCCGCCTGATTGCAGGTTCAGGCCATGACCGGCGGAAGCAGGATGTATCAAACCAATCTGAAGCTCTTCTGCATTCCATTTTGCAATGCTCTTGTCGGAATCCAGCTTCTCGTAAACGACCTTCAGCTTATTCAGCCTCTCGGTGATCCTCGCAAGGTCATGTTTGAACCAATAGGCCACCAGAATCGGCTTCCCATTCGCAGATTCAATAAGATCCTCCAAAGCATCCAGTTTTCTCTCATGGAAAGCATTCACGGAACCGCCATCATCGTAAATAGCACCGTTTGACAGCTGGCATAACTTCCCGGATAAGGAAGCAGCATTCGCAGCCGTGATCTCGCCTCCCGGAAGCTGTAAAACCAACTCATCCTTCATTTCCTCGTACTTTTCGCGCTCATCTTCATCCAGATAGACCCTGTATTCCGTACTCAGAAGTTCCGGCATATCCAGAT